TACCATAACCAAAACGTTCTAAATCATAATCTTCACTTGCTAATTCAGCTTCGGGTCTAGTCTTGGCAACAGCACCTCTAGTACGCCACGTGGCAGGCTTAGCGGTCTCTATTGCATGTTTAACATCCTCACTATAGTCAGCCGTGATTTTACCAAGTCGAATTACTTTATCGACCTGTGAATCATTTTTGAAGTTATCAAAATGATACTTGCTTTTTTGTTTACTTTGATCCCAACTGCTGTTCATATTACTGTTACCCTTACATCTGATGCACCATAGTCCTGATAATAGTCACTAGGTGGTAGTTCTATATTTAGCATCTTGCAAAGCATGTGATTAGTTAATGGTAGCTTGCTCGGATACTTGTATGTCGCTTTGATGATGCCCTGATTCTGCTCTTTAATCTTAGTAGCCATGACTTTCAAGTTCTGATAGTATTCACTATAGTCTGGATATGTGATATCGAAATGGCCGCACTTTACCCACCAACCCAAACAAGCATCATCAGGGCGATGAACTAATACTATAGGACAATCAGGCCATGTTTCTTTTATGAAATCAATATGGTTACTAAACACATGTGACTTGATGATACGTATACCTTCGCCGGTGAATGCTTCATCAAAGTCTTGTTCTAGTTGTTCTTTGGTGTACATAGGCATTCTATGTAAATACCTACCAAACTCCATACCAGGATCATAGTACGCACCCAAGTGCATTAGTTCAGTCTTGCCGCTAGCATCGTGGTAATATGTTCTATCATCACTATAGTCTGATTGGTCTACGCTTGGGCTATAGTAAATGTTCTTTACTACGCTACTCCACTTACTGCCAGGAGCTCCTGCTACAAAGATATATTTCATAAATCCTTAATTAAATCTAAAATGTATTGCCTAGTGTGTCTGTTAACTTCACGTTCTGGATGCCAACCTACTCCTAACATACGTTGTGACTTATTTACTGCTAACTCAATGATACCATTTTTATCTTGTTGTAACACTTCAAAGCCAGGTGCTAATATATCATTCTGAATAGTATGATGACATGTTACTTCAAACTTAGGCAATTCTACTAGAACATTGTCATATGGATCGTTCATTAACTTATATGTTCCGCCCATTACATAGTTAATAAAATGTGCTCCGCGACATATACCGACAACAGGAGTTTTAGTTAATAAGCATTGTTGAATCAAGCTATGCTCATAGTGGTCACGTATAGGATAATGATTGTCACGCCATGTTTTAATTCCAAACATATCATTACCACCTGCTAATACGATTAAGTCAAACTCATCTGTTTGTGGCATATTGCCATGACAACTTAATGGAACAATATCATGTCCTACTAAGAAGTCATACCATTCGTAATTTATTGCCGCATGCCACGTATCACGCAACTTGCGGGTCATCTCCATTGATAGTCCTATTTTCATTTGTTAGGGTCAATTCTTCTAGCAATAGGTTGCCACGTTTGTTGTAATCTAGCCATACTAGCACGGACGCCGGCTGGACTATGTTCTTCTGGTGTAATATACATCATGTTTTCTTTGAATTTAGCTCCTGCTTCTGCACTGCGTATTGCAGGTACAAAGTGGTCAGCATACCATTTTTGTATATCCGGTGGAGTATTAGGAGGTAAAACCATATTCCAGCAACCATGTATGCTTAAACCAGGTGCTGCCTTACTCATTAATGGTGCTGTTTCTAGGCCCGGTAATGGTCTAGTATCGGCAATTCCAATTAACTTTAGTTTGCCTGTTTGTACATGAGGATATCCGACAGCAACCGGGGTTACACCAAATTCTACATGACCTCCCATTACGTCCAATAATGCTTGTGCTGGACCTTTATACATTGCTGTTTCTACTTTATCACCACCGGGTACATTTAGCTTGGCGGTAAGATATTCAACTGCCAATTTATGCCCGCCACCTCCTATAGCTATTGTAATAGGGCGTTCTTTTTTGCGAATAGCGGCTACTAGTTCTTCAGGAGTATTAATCTTACTGCTAGGATGTGCCCAGAATGCCAACGGACTGCGGGCAATATTAGCAATAGGTTCTAGATCCATTGGGTTATATTTTATTACCTTAGGGTACCATACTTCGGGAGTAACCCAATTACTCTGACATGCCGGAACACTAATAGTATGTCCATCTGTAGGCACGGTGACAAAGTGATTAATAGCTATATTACCATCTGCTCCGGGTCTATACTCAGGTACAAATTTTGCACCGGTTTGTTTCTCTACTATCTCTGCTACAATACGAAATGATATCTCATTTCCTGCCCCGGGGCCATTCGGGAATATAACCGTAATTGGTTTAGTTGGTTGCCATGCAAATGCAACTAATGGTATGAATGCTAATAATGCTAAAAGTTTTTTCATCAGTCCTCCAAGAATAAATATGATGTGACTATTATTTAGTCCATTTAACAAAAAAATCATATGAATACTAAAATTTTTAATCTTTTACAAGAAAATTTGCAACTTGCGTTTAATTTACCCAAGTATTCAAAAATTTCCATTAACGACCAAACTATTGTACAAGACTTACCCTGGACACCCGCACGATATAGCAAATTCAAAGATGCTGTAGAAGCTGAACTACATCTACCTTGCGACTATGTGGGAACATTGAAACAGATTACAGATGACCTATCAGAGCGATATATACTAAGATTCTTTAGTGAGATATGGAAACCAAGAACAGGTGACTATGAGCATACTGGTTGGGAACTCGCAGATGAGATTAACAAACTAAACCCAGAGAAAGTGCTTGATGTTGGTTGCGGATATCATCCGTTCAAGGGTCGTATTCAAAACATTATTGGAATTGATCCGTACAACAATCAAGCTGACTATGAAGTTGATATATTAGAATATAAAGTAAAACCAGAATCACATGATGTAATTATGGCTTTAGGTAGTATTAACTTTAACTCACGTGATGAGATTGAATCAAGGTTTGAACATTGTGTTAATCTATTAAAGAAAGGTGGCAAGTTCTATCTACGTGCAAACCCAGGTATCACGCACAAGACAGGACCATACGTTGATATCTTCCCTTGGAGTTTTGAAGTTGTGAATGAGTTTGCTGAAAAGTACAATCTTAACTTAGATACGTTTAAAAAAGATAATAACGATAGATTGTATTTTGTTTACACAAAACGATAGCCAAAAAAATAGACCCCGAAGGGTCTATTTTACATTGTGGGTCCGTTCCCACTACGCATACCAACTGTTCCACCTTCTGCCTCGATACGCTTGATAACGTCCTCAAATAAGATAGGAGTGAAATCAGTTTGTTCAACACATACGCAATGATAACGTACATCGTTTTCATCACTGTATAATGTTGCACCTGTCTTAGCGTCAATTCCCCTAGCCTTCTTCACTCTATTAGTATGTAAGTGACCATGAATGTTGACACCAAAACGACCTAAGCTAGCCTCATGTAATGGGATATGACTTAAAATCATTCCATTCATAACGTGATAAGCACGTAATTCACGGAAGTATAATCTATATTCATCATCACGAAAGATATCATGGTTGCCACGAATTAAGACCTTATCACCGTTTAACCGTGCTAACGTAGCTAATGACTTGCGGTTAATAACAACATCTCCTAAGTGATAAACTTTATCGTTAGGGCGTACCGTTGCATTCCAACGCTTAATCATTTCCTCATCCATCTCATGCGGATCAGTCCATGGACGAATCTTTGTGACACCGTCTGCTTCTGTGAATCTACACACTCCAGCATGACCAAAGTGTGTATCACTTGTTAAAAATACTGCGGGCATTATACCCTCTCTTTCTTTACTCGGCCTATTCGGCTCGCCTTGTTCCAGTCATACGCAACGCCATCTGGGCACTTGCCGTCAGTTATACTGTCAACACCAAACATACCTACAATTTCTGTAGTGCCATCTGTAATAGTTACAAACTCATCAACATATTTTGCCATCTCCATTGCAATGGCAAGGTCAAGTGATTTACCTCTTACATAACCATCATTATCTTTTACTAACCACATGTTACTCCTTTACGCTATCAACCAATCATCGTTTTCTTTCAACTCAATCGATTCAGAGCCATCATAATCATTTACTTTAAACATCATGCCTTCTGGTATCCATGCTACTTGCAGGTCGTCTAAACCACCTGAGTAGATATCTGGATACTTCAATGCTACATAGGTCTTCAATTCAGCCCATTGATTTTTCTCAACAAACTTTACGATTGCTGGATCAAACAATATTTCAGGAGCATCAGTGTTCCATGTGTACCAACCTGCACCGAAGCCAGGACTGTACAACACCGCCACTTTCCCATCTTGACTTAACTTTTGTATCATTCTATATTCCTAAACGTTCGCCAATCATCAATGTTTGGCTTTTCATTTTCATCATAAGTCCAACCTAGTGCCTTCATCATACGATGCTTGACTAACAAGTTAGGACTGCGAAATCTGCCGGTGTCTTCGAAACCCATCATAACACCAACTTCACAAACTGCGCCACTGCGACAGATACCTGCATAGCAATGAACAACAACGTTCATTCTATTATCCTTTGCATGTTGCAACAGTCGGACCAATTCGTTTGCTTGTTCTTGACTACACTTCATGGATTCCTCAAGAACAAAATCATTTTTTTCTACATCCAAGAATTCAAAATTGTGAACCTCTTTGAACTTGTGAGCAGGTGTTGGTCTCCAGCTACCAGGGTCAACAATACTAATCAGCATACTATTTTCACCGGCTTCGTGATGGAACCTGATAGGTATATCTGCCGCCGCTACGTTTTCGATCCACATTTTTATTTCCTTAATAATGTATTATACAATACTTTGGATTATTAGTCAACCTTGGGCAAAGGCGCAATAATTTTGTTTAACCATTGATTGTACAATTCTGCGTTCAACGGAGTGTCAATCCATTGTTGTAGTTTTTCTATGAGTCTACCTTCTAATATATCTTTGAACTGTATAATTTTATTAATCTTGCCGTATTTTTTAGCAGTATTAATTAGGCGGATTTTTTCTTTGACCTCTTCTTCTGAGAAAGGTGGATGAAATTGAGGTTGTATAAGGTGACACCTTTCAATGCACCATTTAGCATACTTATATTCAGAACTATCAATTAAAATAGTATCCGTAATATACTGCAATTCTGCTTGGAAAGTATGACTTCCAGTTATAGCTGTATAATGTTGCTCAAGATTTTTGAAGTATTCAGTTTTACTAAACCCATAGAATAATAAATCTTTTGGACCAATATTACTGATAAGATCCTGTTTTAATTTATAGCGCAATGATCCAGGTGTATATTGTACATCAATATCAGATAATACATGGTCTTTGCTATCTATTACTGCGGCTACCATATCTCCGCCGGCACCCGGATTATATAAAATGTGATACATTTTATATTTATGTAGGAAAAGGTCGTTTCCGACCTTTTATTTATTTGGCATCCCCCCTAGGACTCGAACCTAGACTTACGGTTTTGGAGACCGCAGTGCTGCCATTACACCAAGGAGATATATTATTTTCTAATACGCTTAAGATAATCTCTACCAACTAATCCGGCTTCAATTTCTTGTAATGCTGTTACAGTAGGGCCTGCTTTAGTATTAAGCAATGATTTATGTCCACGCTTTAATTCTCTTACACGTTGTGAGGCGATAAGAACTAAATCAAATCGACTGCCGACCATGAGTGCGGCTTCTTCACTTGTATATCTTGCTCTGCTTTCAGTCATATCATCTTTCTGTTGTTGTAAAACTTTGGAGCGGGATAAGAGGCTCGAACTCTCGACCTATACCTTGGCAAGGTATCGCTCTACCAACTGAGCTAATCCCGCAATCTGGTGGGTTGTGACGGGATCGAACCGCCGACATTCTGCGTGTAAGGCAGACGCTCTACCATCTGAGCTAACAACCCTTCTTACTATTATATAACATATCAATAATATTGTATTGAATTTTGGGTATCTATCTCAAATTAACTTTTACATTATCGTCAAGTTTAATTGAACTAAAGTTCTTAGTAAAATTACCAAATACATTTTTCTCATTTTTATAATCAGATAATATTGAAAGTAATTGAGGATTGAATCTTTTAACTATATTTTTTTGAATAGTACCATTCATTGCATTGATTATTATATCATCTATGGATAATTTCATCATTACATCAGTAATACGTATGTCAAAAAATGGATTAAAAGTTAAATTGTTGTCAAAATGCCACATTTGATGAATTTCAAATATTGTGTTATACAAATATTTTTTCAAACTAATATCATCATTAAATGTTAGCATGGTTTTTTTATATTTGTCTAATATTGGACGTTTTAAAAACCAATATAAATATTCATGCGGTTTTGCTAATTCATCTATATATTTATTTTTATAATTAGCTAATGCTGTAATAGCTTCTACATCACGAAATTGTAGTACTTCTGCATAGAATCCAGTTAAATACCAATTGGTATTAGTATAGCAACTAGAAATACCATACCCCCAATAATCTTTAGAAATTTTTTCAATCAAATCGGAGGTATAGTCACGTATACGTCCTAGCTTATGAGGTAGTGATAAAAATTTATCAGCTTCTTTAGGTACATAAACATCTAATGTATAATTCTTGGATACATTATCAAGCACTGCCCAGCTAGTAAGTGTATCCAATCCACCTGAATAAAGTACATTTATTTTTTCAATATCATTAAATTTGAAAAAATTTTGTGTATTTTCTAAAAGAATGTTTCCAACAATTGTTGAAGCTTCATCTAATGATATGGTATTGTTATCTACTGTAGGGAGCAACATGTCATGTGACATATTATATCCATCTAATTTTAGATTAGTTAGACTATTATTTAATTTAAATAAAGGGAATCCTCGTAGTGTTGTAGGATGATATACTTTATTATTATTAATAACACAATACTTACCTGCAGGTTGATATCCTTGTAAAATATTTTGTAAATTATCTGATAATTTACATTCTGTACTATAGCCTTTATACCAAATTGATCCTTGATTGCTCCAACCTTTATCTAGATAAAGCTCGGTGTCTACTTTGTCTAAAGAAACAAGAGGTGGGGTATCACCTATAAAGAAAAACATTATTTAACCACCTTGGTTACTATCTTTAACTTCTGAATCAATCTCAACATTAGATGATTCAATACGACTAGTTCCTGGTGGAGGTTGATTGTCATCATCTACTTGAGGTTTTCTAAAAATGTTATCCCA